CTCTATAGAGGGGAGTGTAGAGGGCACCCTACCTCGACCCCTCGAGAAACAAAAAGGGCTACACCCCTCGATGAGAGATACAGGGGACCAAGCGAAGGGCAACGAGCAGCCATTAAAGCCCCCTATCTTCCGGATGCTCTACCATCAGAAGCCGTACAAGGAGGACGACGAGCAGCTATCAAAGCACCAGAGTGGGCACTCTTGGGCAAGCGTGATGGGAGATAGGTTTGTCACCAGAGACGCAAGCTACGAGCATGACGGTACGAAATGGATCAAGGACCCTGTGCGCAGGGATTGGGGTGAATGATGCCTAGACTACAGCAGCTCGACGAGGCTATCTACACGTGCCCGAGGTGCAAGCAGACGGTGAAGCGTACTCTAGAAGACTTCAGTACACCCAAGCTCCTTGAGATGTTCGGCGGTAGGCTACCCGCGTACCTCGTATGCGGTCGTTGCTACTCACGTCGCCCAGACGTACCTCCTCCTCACATGTGGCGTACAGACGTGAAGCCGATCGATCGTAAGGCGTCTTTGTGGGGTCACTACGGTTCTAGCACTGCAAAGGCATCAAGAGGGGCTGGCGACCCCTTCAGGGAGATCCAGGACGTATCCTTCGGCCTATGCTTCCGCTATGTGATTCACAGGATCACACCTCGGCTCATCACAGACACCGGAGCACTCCTTGGTATGGCTCAAGACGCTGTAGCCGATGTTCAGCTTGCGAAAGGGAAGAAGCTCAACGCTGTAGCGATCCACTTCTCCACGTCGACAGAGCATGCAGCCCGAGGGCAGCACTACGCCGTCGTCGACTGGGCCCCCGGTGGTGTCTGGGGTGACGCTGATACCGTCAAGCCTGGCTACTACAAGACCCACAAGTACACGATCGTCAGACAACATCAGACGAAGAAGGAGGGGTAGCATGCAGGGTGTACGCAAATGCCCGCAATGCGGCATGCCGATGAAGCGAGATCCTTCAGACAGCTCTTGTCTCGCATGGGTTTGTCGTTTTTGTGGCGCGGTATATATGGATGATATCGTTATTCAAGGAATGAAAGAGGAGGGTTTGCGTAAAGGTCCCGTCTTTGATGCGGGTGATGTCACTATCTCATTCGGAGACGACGATGAGGATGGGTAGGTAGGGGGGGTAGAAGCTTCATTGGCTACGGAAATGACTATAAGAAAGGGCCTACCTTCCTATAATCCATACTAAAATCAAGGCTCTATAGAGGAGGAACATGCTAAAGCTGAAAGGCTTTGAAGAAGAGATCGAGGTAGGGACTCGCATATGGTTTGAAGAAGAGAAGAAGCCGTACAGAGTCCGTGCAATGGATGACAGGTATCTTGTTTGTACGAAGCCATTCAATCTGAGCCACACGGTTCTGTACACGGTGATTGATCTACAAGAAGGCGTGCGAGGCACAGAGAATCTTGTCTTTGGAATGGGAGCAGAGACCGACGAGGAATGCCAGGAAATGATTGAGCGATTGAGGTTAGACACAGAGGTTTCTCATCGAAACAGAACTCCGTTAGTGATTACGCGGACATCTCCACTTCCTATAATCCCCATAAAAATCAAGGCTCTATAGACCTCGAAGGGGAATAGGTAGTAAGATGCTGATCGAAAGAGGAGAGGATAGACATGGGAAGCAAGAAAGCGTGTTCGGTCTGCGGGACAGAACTCTCGGCGGCGTTAGCGGAGCATACGGATCGGTGTAAGGACTGTGATTCGTTGAGGCCAAAGGAGCGGGTAGAGCTATCGATCAAGAGCCGTCAGGTGAAGTTTCTTGCGGCGATCGCGCAAGAGCTGAAGTTTATACGTAACCGGCTACCAGTGCCGGCAGGAGGTGAACAAAATGACGAACAAGGAAACGAAACAGAAGAGTAATTTTCGTACGGGTGTATCTGCTGGGGCGAGCGTGTCCAAGGCAGAGCCGAAAGAAGCCCCTCCAGTAGCACAGAAGGCAGCCCTTTCGAAGCATCTACGTCGGAACGTAACAGGGTGTTCGGCTTGTGGGAATGATCACAAGAACGTGTTGTTTATTCTCAGGAAGGAATCATCGAGAGGTGAGTATCCCTACGCGGCGACGTGTCCTATCTCTGGGAAGCAGATCCTCCTGAAGGTGTCAGGCTAATGGCAGAAGAGCGCGAGTACAGCATCCTGGTTCTCCAGTATGGGGTCCCTGATGCTAACCTACATTCCTACGATCCGTCTTCCTTTGCCGATAAGAAGCTACCTACCGGGTTTGTTTCAAAGGAAGACGGGCTGTACTACGAAGGAACGTTCGTGCCGGGTGAGACACATAGCGGGGTATTCATCGAAGTGAACAAGCAGCTTGCTACGTTGCTCGGGCTCGATCGGTAGGGGGTTCATGACTAACGGACCATTCCGCATCTTCATATCGTCCCCAGATGGTGGACTCACAATGCTCTGGAAGATCCTTGATGCAGACGGGAGGGTACACATGGAGGGTCGTGGGCCTATGCCGGATTTTGCAGGTGGTCAGGGCTTGGTGGTGTCTCTGAATATGGAGATCGGGGAGGGTGAAGCTCTTGAGAGGGATCTTGAGAAGTTGCCGGTAGATTCGTCTGTGGTTGAAGGCATGCTCGGTGCGAAGTTCATGGAGGGGCTGAGGGATGAAACCAGGGCCTAAGCCGATCGAAGTTTCTGCGGACAAGATTTCTGACTGGGCTCATACAGGCTTTCGCTGGCCTGATATCGCGGCAGAACTAGATATCTCTGCTCGTACTTTGCGCAGATACCGCGCTGTAAATCCAGGAATTGACCACGCCTATCAAAAAGGGCTGGCTCGGATGCGTAGATCCCTACGCTCAAAACAGTACGAAATCGCCATGAAAGGCAACGTTACGATGTTGATTTTTCTTGGAAAGAACGAACTGGATCAGGCAGATAAGAAAGACACGCGATCGCTTCATATCCATGCGAACGCAGATAGCCAGGATGCCCTCTCCTCACTGAGCACGGAAGAGCTGCAAGAACGTATTGCCGTCCTGCGTGAGATGAGAGCCCTGGAGGATGTCATCGACATTGAAGGCGGTGATGATGATGTCCCAAGTCTCCCAGGAAGCTCAGAGGATTGAAGCTGAATTAGCTAGGCGTGATCTAGAACAATTCTGCATTACTATCTCAGAAGGGCGATGGCAGACGGCCGCTCATCTCCAGATGCTTTGCTCTCTACTGATGGAGGCCGAGGCTCACGTTGCTTCCGGCGAACAGGATGAGCCGTACCTTTTGATCGTAAGTTTCCCTCCCAGGCATGGGAAATCAGAATTAATCAGCCGTCTCTTTCCTCCGTGGTTTCTCGGTCGCAATCAGGACATGGAGGCAATCATCGCCTCCTATGGTGCGGACCTTGCTCTCGACATGAGCAGGGATGCTCGCACGAACTACCTACGGGCTGCTGAGGTCTACGGATGGCCTGACATCTCACGCGATTCTTCCGCCGTCGCTCGTTGGCATCTACACGGCAAGAGTGGAAAGCTCCAAGCTGCCGGTGTCGGTGGTCCTCTCACTGGGCGCGGGGGGAACTTTATCGTTATCGACGACCCGGTAAAGAACATCGACGACGGCGAAAGCCTCATCGTCCAGCGTCGTGTCTGGGACTGGTATCGCTCGACCGTTCGTACTCGTCTTGCTCCTGGTGGTGCGATAGTTCTTTTAATGACACGCTGGCACTCAGGTGACCTCGCAGGAAGGCTCATTCGAGAGATGGACAAGGGTGGTGAACAGTGGAAAGTCGTAAGCCTGCCTGCGCTGGCCTTAGAGGACGATCCTCTCGGCCGCAAGAAGGGTGAGGCGCTTTGGCCCTGGCGCTTCAATGAGAAGGCTCTCGCTTCACTCAAACGAGGGCTAGGCGGTCGTCTCTGGGGGGCGCTCTATCAGCAAGATCCTACTGCCGATATCGAGGGCGCGCTCTGGACTGCCGAGACGATGATCGATCCTTTCCGCGAAGCTGTCATCATCCCCGAACTCGAAGACATCAATGTCGCAATCGATCCCGCAGGCAGTGGCCAAGCATCAAGCGATCTCACGGGGATCACTGTGCAAGGCAGGCGCGTAGACGGTCACGGTGTTGTTCTCAATGATTCCTCAGATCACTATGAGCCGGATGAATGGGGTACACGCGCGCTTGAACTGTGCCTGGAATTCAATACCCGCAGAATCGTTGCAGAACAGAACTTCGGGTACATGCTTGTCAAGCGAAACATTCAAGTATCCTCGGCAGAGTGGGAAGGCCAGAAGCTCGACGGAGACGACGTTGAGGTGTGCCTGGTACACGCCTCTCGTGGCAAGTTCCAACGTGCTGACCCTGTTGCGAACAAGTACAAGCAAGGCTTGGTGCATCACGACCTACACGCCGACCTTGACGACCTCGAAGATGAGCAGTGCCAGTGGATCGGGAGAGGCCCTCGACGTAGCAAATGGAGCCCCAATAGGATCGACAGCGTAGTATGGGGATTAACTGACTTGCTGATTGATAGCGCAGGCGGTGGCGTGGATTGGATTGACCTGGACGATTAAAAATGCTATGGTAGTTCTACGTGTCGACTCCTCTCGGACCCAACACGTGTACAACCTCCTTGAAGTACGGCGCGATCTCGGAGAGAAAAGGAGATGCCTGGGAAGCGTCTCCTTTTTCTCTGGCTTGACTCTATAGAGGAACTATAGTATACTGGTCGTGTAGCCAAGGAGGCAAGACAAATGAACGCCAACAAACGGTACACATCAACCGGATATTGCAATGTCTGGGGCAGTAAATTGGGGGCGCGACGAGTATTCGGGCTTACTCGCGATGAGCGCAGCATCATCCGTGACGGCGGGCAGATTAATCTGGCTGATTGCCCTGTTATAAGAGGAATCACAGATCGGGTTATTGTCGCTCGCGGGAAAAGTTTTTATACGCGAATGCCATGAGGTTGTCACAGAACCAAAGGACGGGAGGAAATGCCTCTAATCGACCTCATCGCACCGGAAATTCTCATAGCTTTCTGGGGGCGAATTGAGAAGCAGGCGAATGGCTGTTGAATCTGGACAGGCGCGACGAGTCCAGGAGTACGGGGCAATCCATACGGGTGTGTTCGCTGGGCTATTCGGGGAGGTAGCGGACGCTCACACCTCTACGCACACCGGGTAGCCTTTTGCCTGGCTAACGGATTGGACTACCAAGACATCAAGAAAAGAGACGTTCATCACAAGTGCGGGTACTCGCTCTGTATTAACCCTGAGCATCTTCAATCTTTGACTACTAGTGCACACGCGAGGATAAGCAACATCGCCAGATGGCGGGAGGAACTAGAATGGCAAGAACAGGAGAAGGCAAGACAACAATCTGGGTTTCCAAATCTACCGCAGTAAGGCTCAGGGTGGTCGGTGAACAGTTCTCCGATTACCACAAACCGAGCTATGACGAGATTATCAGACGCCTGCTCCACTACCACGAAATCCACAGTGGGACAGGGATAGATCCAGAGCTGTTGCAATCGTCAGGCAAGAAGTAGTAGACTAGCTCGTCCAGTTTTTCTGTGAGAACCTGAGATCGAGGGCTGTCCCAATCAGCCCTCTTTCTCTTGACTGTTCTATCCTCCCCCGTGTATAGTCCTCTTTGGCTCCGAGGATCGACTAGGGAGAATTGACGTATGGGCTTTAGAGACTTCCTGGGAGACAGTGTACGCAGTGGGCTTCGAGACACTATCTGGACTGCAATAGCGAAAAGGCTGACTGGTGATGTCCCTCCGTTCTGGGGTCAGACTGCTATCGGTCAATCGCTCTGGTCGGACTGGGACTATGAGAAAGCAGTCCGCAAGTATTTCAGAAAGAACGAACTCATTGCTCGCTGTCTGCGAATCCGGGCGAACGCAGAATCCTCAATCCCCATTCAAGCGAAAAGACTTCTCCCTGATGGGACACTCACAGATTTGCCTGCAACGCATGGTGCTGTGAAGTTCGCTCGAAAGCCGAACCCCCGCCTAAGCTGGCGAGACATCATGTACCGGCTGTCATTCGCTCGTGACCTCAAAGGCGCAATCATCTGGAAGATCAACAACGTCAACGCGAAAGCCGGGCTGATTGAAATCTGGCCGCTTCGTCCCGATCTTGTAAGACCTCGGCCTGTCAATGAGACTGAGCTTGAGTACGTCTACAAACCTGGCTTCGGTATGGATGCGCAAGTATATAAATCTGAGGAGATTGTCCATATCGTCCAGTACGATCCCATCAACGAACACACGGGGATAGCCACACTACAGCCAACGCAGAGGAGAGCAGATGTAGCTGACTCGATTCAGGATGCACAGAAGTTCTCATTCGATAATGCTGTCTTACCTTCGGGGATCATCTCGGGCGATCTCTCACCGAAGCAATCTGAGGAAATCAAGACTCAGATTGTGAAGACGAAGAGAGGGCCGAAGAACTTCAGAAAGATGCTACTGGCGCGCACCCGTGTCTACTTCCAGTCGCTCATGGGCACACCTGCAGAGATGGACTTCACTGAATCGATCAAGCTGACAGATAGAAAGCTTGCCCTTGGGCTTGGCGTTCACCCTGTTCTGCTCGGAGTGGCTGATGCTACCTTTGAAAACCAGCAGATGGCCGAAGTGTTCTTGTGGACTAATGAGACGCTCCCAAATGCTAAGTCGGCGCTTGCGGCTATCAACCTACAGCTCGCTCCTCTCTTTGGCGATGACGTTGTTTTCGTACACGACCTTTCTCAATCCCCCCCAGTGGTAGAGATGCGTCGGCAGAATGCTCGAATCGCAAAGTATTATCTGGAAATGGGAATCAACATTCGGGCGATCAACGTCGCCCTTGACCTTGGGTTGCCGTCATGGGCATGCCCTGATACCGGATTCATGCAAGCGGGAATGCTGCCTTTGAATAACACATCTCAAGGCAGGTCAATCCAGAGCAGAGCTATCAACGCCGACGAAAGCTCAATCGACGCCCGGTGGATTCTGCGCGATCGTGTGCAGCAAGCCTACGCAGGAGCGATGGGCAAGAACGTATCCAAACGCTTCCTCGAAGAAGGGAAGCTGATAGAAAACCACTGGAAGGCAGGCAACACCAACTACGAGGCGCTTATCCGTGGTGAAGCAGAGGCATGGAGAATCGTTCTCACAGCTTCCTGGCGAGTAACCATCGATCGGATAGGGAAAGACGTAGAAGCAGAGATCCTCGGAAATACCGAGAGAGCTAGTCTTAGATTCGACGCCTATACCGGCGCGATCACTTCCTTTGTCGAAGGCCAGGTAGCGGAACAGGTTGACAAGATCCAAGCAAAGACGATCTCTCGAGTGAAGCGTGTAGTGGACAAGGCAGCTCTCGAAGGTGCAAGCGCGGTAGATACAGCGCGTCAACTCCAAGGGCTCTACGAGAGATTCGGTGGAAAGGATCCTGAGCTCCCATTCGACAAGAGCCGCTCGATGACGATCGCAAGGACAGAGATTCATGGAGCAAGTGGATTCGCTTCTCATGAGGCCGCGATTCAAACAGGTGTAGTGACGGGTAAGCGATGGATCTCTGCGCGGTCAGGAGATATGCGCGACTCACACGCGGCACTAGATGATGGGACGATCTACGCAATTAATGCAACGTACCCGAACGGGCTCATGTATCCGGGCGATCCCAGCGGTTCGGCAGAAGAGACGGTGAATTGTAACTGTCAGGAACTCTACGAAACGGGGCCTGATGCAGAACAACTTAACGGAGGTGGCTTATGAAGTATCTCGCAGTGCCTCTAGAGGTTCGCGAGTTAAGAGCCGAAGGCAGAGAAGGAGACTTCACTGGTCATGCTTCCGTCTTCGGGAATAAGGATTCGTACAATACGATCATCGACGAAGGCGCATTCAAGAGGACGCTCAAGGCTCAGAAAGGTGAGCTCCCCATCACGTTCTTCCACATGCCGTGGATGGGTATCGGGCTCGCACGGTGCGCGGAAGACAATACTGGTTTGCTTGTTCATGGATCTCTGAACATTGAGTACTCGAAGGACGCAGCCGAGGTTTATGCAGGGTTGCCCGATCCTTCTGGAGAGAATCTAGCGGCGGGGTATTACTCCCAGATGTCGCACGGCTTCGACGTCATCCAACAGAAGAAAGACTCTGATGGGATCTGGCACTATACCGAAATCAAGTCTTACGAGGTAGCTATCCTGATGCGGAACTTCGCAGCCAATCCCGAGGCGAACATCGATGATGTCCGGTCACAGATCGGCGTTCTTCAGATGGCGCTTCGTGGTGGCTCTGCTTCAGATATCAGGAAGATGATTGAAACAACGCGATCGGCGCTCGATGGAGAACAGGAAGAGGCCAACGACCTCGGGATCCTCGTCATCAAAAGCTCAGAACAAGTACGCAACTTAATCAAAAGGCTCAACACGTTCACTGCACTCTTCGACGCAGACCCGGACCCGTCCACTCTGCTAGGAGACTCGCAATTAAGACGCATCTTCGATCCGCAAACGCACTCGAAGGTGACTGCAGAGCTACGCTCGATACTCAATAAGACATAGGAGGTATTCCAAGTGGCAAATGATAATGAAGGAAATGAGCAAACTTCCGTAGCGCAGATGCAGAAGGAACATGCAGAAGCGACCAAGGAACTGACCGGGCTTGTTACTCTGATGAGAACAAAGCTCGACGACTTCGACTCTACGCTAGGTGACAAGGTTGAGGCGCAGGCTTCAACGATCATCGAAGCACGAACGACCGGGCTTGCTGAGGAAATCAAGAAGGTCCGTGAGGAACAGCAAGAGCTTCTCTTACGGCTGAATCGTCCTCCAATCCCTACTGGGGAAATCACGGACGAACAACGAGCCAAGCAATCACTCTTCGCGAACACGCTGCGCGTTCACAGTGGGAACGCAGAAGTGCTTGCCTCGATCCCCAAGGAACAGCGTGCCCTCGTTGAAGATTCTGTAGGCGAGATCGCTGTGCCCGAAGAGCTCGACAAAGAATGGCTGGTTGCGATCAACGGCTTGACCCTCTTCCGCTCGTTGGTAGATGTCAAGAAAACGAAATCGAACCGGATGCGCAAGCGAAGCAGAACGCGAGTCACTGTCGGTATGGGGAATCTCGAACTGGGTGACGCCCCCAACGCCAGCGACATGGTTCTGACCGAGGAATGGCAGTACGTCGAGGACATGAATGGATACTCCGAGTTCGGTGTCGACGAACTGATGGACTCGGACACAAACCTCATTTCGGCCATGAGCGAAGACTATACGTTCGGATTTGCCGAGCTTGAGGATACGCAAGTATGGGCAGGGACAGGCCATGCACTCAAAGAGTTCGGTGGCTTGAGTAGAGGAACTACCATCACTCGGCATCACGCAGCAGCAGCAGGTACGGTGACCATCGAAGACTTCCTACGGCTGTTCTATCAGGTGCCCAAGCAGTACCGGAAAAACGGGCAACTTGTCATCACGTCAGCGACAGAGCTTGCAGTTATGCTTCTTCGTGGCGATGGTGGTGGTGGTGCAGGTACAGGCTCATTCATGTGGCAACCTTCCGTTCAAGCAGGTGTACCGAACAGGCTCAGAGGCTATCCCCAGTTTACGCAGGATGACCTCGATGAGTGGGATGGTTCGAGCGGGAATGACGTCGCAATCTTTGGCGACTTCAAGCGCGGCTATCGGATCCTCGATCGACTGGGCACAACCCTGACGAAGTTCTCGGAGCTTCGCCGGCTGGCTGGCCTGATCGGATTCTTGGCTACCCGCCGAACAGGTGGCGAGATCAAGATCGCTGACGCTCTCCGCATCATGGATCTCCCGTAGTCTGGGAGTTGAAACAATCGGTCAGTACAAGGAGGACCGAATGAAGAGAAAATTATTCATCTTGGCGACGATGCTTACGCTTGTTGCCTTTTCGTTTGGCGCTTACGCAGCACCTCAGTACATCGAAACCTTGCAGGTAGGCACACTCACAGGGACGGTTGCCGGTTTGGTAATTGGTGCAGATGTTCAAGCGTGGGATGCCGATCTCGACTACCTGGCTACCTTCACACCGACAGCGAACGTCAAGACGATTCTCAATGCAGCAGACTTCGCAGCGGTCAATGTAGCTCTAAGCCTGACGATCGGGACTAACACGCAGGCATGGGACGCGGACCTCGACACCTTCGCAGGGATCACACCCGCTGCGAATATGCAGACCTTCCTTGCTGTAGCTGACTACGCGGCAATGGTCACGGCGTTGACGCTAACGATTGGAACCGATACCCAGGCTTGGGATGCAGACCTTGATACCTGGGCAACACTCACACCAACAGCTAACGCGCAGACGCTTGTTGAATCGACTACTTTCCTGACGATGACGCAAGATCTGTCAGTCGAAATTGGTGTTGACGCGCAGGCTTATGACGCGGATCTTGATACCTACGCGACGATCACTCCGAGCGCAACTGCTCAGGTGGCTCTCGCCTCGGGGAACAACTCAGTGGTCCTAAGCCACCGTCATCGTGTAACAGTTGCGGAGATCAATGCAGGTCATGAAATCCTGGCTGCGGTCACCGGATTGTCCTATCGTGTAATCAACTGCGTGGCGATTGCCTACGGCGGTGCTGTAGGCACGACAACGACTGTCGATCTTCTGGGAACCCAGTCAGCCGGTGGTGTCAAGATCGCTGCGTATGCTCAAGCGAGTCTCACTCAGTCCGCTCCTTTGTCGATGCTCGTTGCGGTTGGGTGTGCGGTCATTGCGGACGGAGCTTCATGGATCGAGATGGATGTGACCACAGCGATCACGGTAGGCAAGACGGGCGGGGATGCTGACACCGCAACCGGCGTTGACTTCATCATCACATACGTCCTCGAATAGGCAACCAGCTAGACCAAGGACCAACCAAAGGAGGTCCAATTGAATAAGCAAATGAAGTTCAATGCGCTAGTCCTGCTGGGTGTCGTTCTTATCCTGGCTGCGTCTTTCGCGATAGCGGATTACTACCAAGGGACCAACATCTTTGAAGGGTACGACCCTACAATGGGGAACGAGATCCGCTTCAATGCAGGCACGTACAATGTGCCTATCACGCCCGCAAATGCGATTACCCGAACTATCGCGTTCAGCGTGACGACACCTTTCACTGCGCAGATTGGGACGATTCCCAAGGGTGCAGTTGTGTCGCATGTAAGCGTAGCTATCACGACAGCATTCGATGCAGGTACGACGAACGTCTTGCTGGTAGGAACGTCAACCGATCCCGATCACTATGTCGACGCTGACGATGTTCTTGAGACACTGGTATCCGGGGTTTACGTTGGTGACAAGCCTGAGCAAGTCGTCGTCGACACGGACGTGTATCTCAAGTACACGCAGACAGGTGGAGCCGCCACGGCGGGGGTAGCGAGAGCAACCGTCTGGTACGTCCTTCCTCCGTCCTAGGATAGGTCTTCACTTTCAGCACATAGGAGGTGTTGAATGTCAAAAGGAACGGAAGAGATTAGGGTCTTGACCTCCAGCTACGTGTATCACGGGCACACCTACCAGAAAGGGGAAACGATCGACATGGATCGTCATGACATCGCCCCAGCGGTAGAGCGTGGCCAGATCAAGGTCAAGGCTGCGAAGAAGACTCTAGCAGGGACGCCCTAATGGCGGATAAGAAGAAATTAGCAAAGACGCGGAAGGGGCCTGACTCGAATAGAGCTACTGGCCCAAGTCAGAACCGCTAGGAGGATCTCATGGGCGTTGGCCCTGTCGAAACAGTACTTGTCTGGTCTACATACGAGGTGGAGCTGAAACAATACTGTCACGTTTCCAGCACTACCCACGATACTGTTCTTACACGTTTCATGAAGGCAGCAGGTCGACATGCTGATGAGTACCTCCACAATCCGTTTACCGAACAGCAGGTGAAGGTCACGCTGGCTAGTGTTCAAGCAGGGGAAACTCTGTGTATTGACGGCGCGATCTTCACCGCTGCTGCTGTTGACGATGAGACAGAACGTGAGTTCAAGGTAGGGGTATCAGATACCGAGGATGCCGTTGCCCTTCTCGCTTTAGTCAATAACGCAATCGTCGGCGGTACCTACGGGGCCATCGGCATAGAGACTGTCATTGGCACAAGTGCACTTGGGGTCGTCACTCTCAAGCATCGCTACCCCAACGAGCAGCCTATCACAGCAACGAGCAGCGAGGAGGATCAACTACGTGTTTCTCTTACGCGAGTTGCCCTAGATATCCCTGATGAAGTGCTTGTGTGGTGTTGGCAATTCGTCGCCTGGAAATTCGAGAACAGAGACGGACGGAAATCAGAGCGTGCCGAGATGGGAATCACCTCAGTCAACTGGGGAGATGGCCCGGACGAAACGCTACTTGAGCCTTACGTCGGGCACCTCTTGGAGATCGTCTAATGCGATGGGAGAAAGTCAAGATCATGGCAGACAGCACAGGCGGAACGATGGGCGACGTGGGGCCAAACCCTACGATGGCCACAACGGGAACCTTCTGGGCTGTTGTCACCATGCTCACGGCCGAACTGAAAGCAGCGAACAAGGTTGACCTTAGCGATGTGGCATACCGGGTTAGGTTCAGGGATACACCGTCGATCAAGACAAGGAATTACCAGCTAGTGCTTGTTGATCGTTCGAATGAGATCCTTGTCCCTATCAGCCCAGCAGTGAATCCGGATGGCTATTTAAGAGACACGACCGTGATCGCGAAAGATACGAGGAAGGTGGAAGCAGCGTGAGTGATCGAGGAGGCGCAACCTTCAAGACTAACGTTCCTACTGTCCTGAGTACGTTCAACAAGATGGGCAAGAAGAAGGCGTCTGCCGTGGCGATCATCGCACGGAATGTCATCGTCGAGTCTTTCTCAGGTCCTCGTACTGGAATCTGGTATGCGAAGCGATTCACCAAGACGGCCTCTTACAGAGCCTCAGCACCCAATGAACGCCCAGCCAAGCCAACAGGTGTATTAGCAGGGGCGGTGCAGTTCGCTACCCGCTCAGAGCGTGAATCATTCTCCGCGTGGATAGGTATCCCCGCTCGATCGAAAGGTGGCGTAAAGCTCGGCTATGGGATCGCTCTTGAATTAAAACCTGGAGCTGGCCGGAGACCGTGGCTTGTACCTGGAATGAAGGACGCGAAACCGGCAATCCTTCGCGAGCTTTCTGAGAGGTGGTTTTAGTGGCAGCAGTAGAAGTGAGCCAGGCTTTTATCTCTGCTACAAAGTCGAAGCTGGCATCTGACACTGACCTACAGACGCTTGTCTCTCTGTCGGCTACCTTGCTCTCAAAACGGATCCACTACATCGAGGCGTTCGCAGATCCAGGGGAGGACGAAGAGCCGAAGGAATTCTTTATCGCTCACGAGGTTGACCTCGATTACGATACGTGGCCGAATCTCTCCGGGCGATACATTCAAACGATCAACGACTACGCGGATAATGCAGGGCTGCTTTTGCAGGTAGTGAAGAGACTCAAAGAGCTATTTATTGAGGCGCGATTGAGCCCTCCGGATGGCGAGTTCTCAGCGTGTAGGATATGGCCGCTTGGCTCAGGGCCTATACCTAAGAGTCAAGCGGATGGATCTATTAGCGACCCGCTGCGCTGGCAACATTCGATCATCTGGCAGGTGTCTCTGTTCGCAAAAGGCGAAGTACAAGCAGTGCTAGAGAGGTGATAAATCTTGGCACTACAAACAGGAATTACCGCTGATACCGGCGATCGGTATGAGACGGGTGCGGGGAAATCCTTCTTCGACTTTGAAGACGGTGCAGGGGGAGGGTCGGAAAGAACTCTCGGTGCAACCCGTGGAGGTTCAATTTTTGAGGCTCTTCCCGACTTCAAGATAATCGAGGCTGACGGATCATACGGGCCGGTCGTAGGACTGCGCAGGATCTCAGGTCTAGTCACACGCCTGACGGTCAACCTTCTTGAGATGATGACGGTTGACAACATCCTGGCAGCTATCGCAGGAACAGCCTCGGCCGACACTTCGTACACGTGGGTTCATGGCGAGTACCTGGGAACCGGCTTGGAGCTGGACGGCGCGATTGCGCCAGGCGGTGCGATAACCATCGACGCGGATACGCTGGAGATCTACTACACGGATGTTGGTTTGGGAATCCCCACTCTTGCCGTGTTGAACACAAACTACAGCGTTGGTGCAGTCACTCAGGTGGTCACGCGGGTAGGTGCGGTTATCGCTGATACAGATCTCGTGACGGCAACGTATCGGTATGATTCGTCTGCTACTGGCGACAACTTCGATATCATCACACTTGCCCATCTCGACGCGAGTGACTATCACGACGTCGCTTTAGCTACTGAGGTATCGAATCTAACTCTCACGAACCCCGCTTTCTTCATCGTCAAGAATGGGCTGTCAGTTGGAGGACTGACGCTCACCACTGCTCCACGAGATGAAGCAATTAACCAGCTTGTATTTGAGGGACACTATGCTGCAGCTTCGTTGGCTCTAGCGAACGCCCCGTTTGAAATTTGGATGCCTGCTACCTAGTTTTCAGGGTAGCGGCGAAAGGAGGTGCTCTTCCATGTCTGAGGAGATCCTGAGGGAGAGACCAACGATTACCATTGAAGAGACTAGGTACACGATTCGCAAGCCTGGGTTACGTGACTGCTTCACAGTTCCTCGAATCCTGGCAGCGATTCAGATTCACGCAGGGCACAACGTCGAGGACTTCTACGAGCCCGTTGCTGTGTTAGGCGAAGACGGCAAGGCTGTTCTTGACAGTAAAGGCGAGCCGGAGATTGACCACAAGATCAATGTCGTTGCGATGTTGTTCTCTCTTGCTTCCGGTATCCCCGAAGCTGAGGATGCTGTCACCGGATGGCTCGCCTCGATGCTAATTAAGCCGGATGGTCAAGCCCTGACGGTTGAGGAAGCACAAGACCCGTATATCCTGCCATTGATAGATCTGCCTTTAGTGGTAGAGAAGCTAGCAGGGATCAATGACTTCCCAGTTTTTTTCAAGCGATCCGTCCACGCGAGCAAAGCGGTGGTCAGTCTTTGGCGGAACAACTCTGGGAAATCCAAAGACCAACCGGGTGGACGGACGAACAAACCTGCGCAATCCCATATGCCAGGCTCAGGGAAATCTCAGAAGCCGAATCAAAGCGAGCCTACCGACAAGAGCGACAGCAGTTAGAGGCAGCGGCATATACCGCTTTCCTTCTTGGTGCAGGCAAAGGGTTGACGTGGGGTGCTTTCTTGCAGAAGCACGGACTAGGTGAGAAGTCGGTTGAAGTCGTGCCGGTTGCTCAGGATGACGTAGAGAGGCTCAAGGCAGAGGCAGAGCGAATCGCGGACAAAGCGATCGCCGGATACCTCGCAGCGAAGAAGCAGCAGAAGGCACGACTTGAGATGAGAGAATACGTAGAGACGAAGAAGCGAAAAGGGAACGAA